TTGACAGTATTGTTAAAGTGTTATTTAATAAATTTATATCATAACTTTGTATTTGAGTTATTCCTGATAAAATATTTTCGATTGTAGATTGCCAAACGGTGTCTTGAGGAACATCGTTTAATGTTGTCGCTGTGTAAAATGCTGTGGTTGATGTGTATGCAGTACCACCAATATTAATTTCACAAAATAATTCTGCGGAATTAAATACACAATTAGTATATCCTGATGTTATATCCAAATATCCTTCATTCAACATTTCAATTAAACCTCGTTGTCCTCCTGATGTTGTTGTAAATGTATTAGTGCAAAGATTAAAAGTTTGATATGAACTAACTAAATTACCAATACAACTTATTGTTACTCCTTGTGTTTGTGTACATCCCGAAGCATCTGTAATATTAACAGTATAAGTTCCTGAACCTAAGTTAGATGCTGTCGCACCTGTCTGCCCATTTGACCACAAATAAGTGAATGGTGGTGACCCATCATAAATGTTCACCGTTGCACTACCGTCGTTTGAACCCGTACAATTTGTAGAAACTATACCTGTCAATAATGAACCACCTGTAGTGATATCAAAAGTTTTAGTAACAACACATCCATCAGCATCGGTAACATTTAATGTATAACTACCGGCAGCCAAACTTGTATATGTAACCGAAGATAATGGTGAATCAATTAAAGTATCACCATTACTTAGAACATAATCTAAAGGTGTTGTGTACCCTGTACTAACTTGTATAATCGCAGCACCATTTAATTGATTACATGTTGAACCTGTTGTTGTGGCACTTATTGTAAATTTAGGAGTTGACGTAACACTAACTTGTTGGCTATAAACACAACTACTAGCGGTCCCTGAAATTGTTACTAAATAAATGTCCGTTGCTAAATTTGAAAAAGTATAAGTTTGACTTTGACTAACAAAACTTTGTACTGAACTTGTTGTTTGTGCGGATAAAGTATATAGATATGTTTGATTGGTACCACCTATAGTTACATTTATTGAGCCTCCATTTGCATTACAAATAGGGTTAGTTGATGATATATTTACAACGTCGAATCCTCCTGGTGTTGTTAAATTACCACTTACTAAAACTTCACAGAAACTCGCATCTCTAACCAACACCTGATAATTTCCAGCACTTAAACCTGAGATAGTAAACGTATCTGAAAGAGTATAACTAACAAGACCTGTAGATGCCGAATAATAAAGTGGTTGCGTTCCACCTGATATTGTAAAAGTTAACGAACCATCATTTTGAAAACACGATGGTTGTTGAGCCGTTAGGAATGACAACCCTAAAGGTAATGCCGTACCAATTGTTTCTGATTTTGTTGTTTGACAACCTAAACTATCTGTAACCGTACACGAATAAGACCCTTGTGTTAGTCCTGTAATAACTTGAGTCGTTTGACCGTTACTCCATAGATAAGTGAATGGTCCCGTACCTGTCGCCCCCGTAGCCGCAAGTTTACCCCAATTCAAAGTACAGTTTGATGTGTCTACCTTCCAAAAACCAAAATCAACCGCAGTACTGGCACTCACAATAACATTTTCGGTTATTGCCGTTGCTAAACCATTATCAACCACAACACAATAATATATACCATCATCTAAATTTGCAATGGTTGTTGGCATCGTTGATGTCGTAGTTGTTGATAGGTAATTACTATCTTTATAAACTAATATTGTAAAAGGTGAACCAGATGTTGCAGCACTAACTTGAAAACTACCATTTGATAAACCACACGTAGTACCACTTGTACCAAATATTTTTGCATCAAAACACCCACTTACCGTAACGTTTATATATAACTCGTTGTTTTGGACACCTAAACTATCATTTAATCTGAAGACATATGTCGAACCTGTTAAACCAGTAAAAGTAATCGATGTAGTTCCTGTTTGTGCAGAAAAAGGTTGGCCGATAATACAATCAATAGTATATGGTGGAATACCACCTGAAGGATAAAATTGTAATGTACCTGTCGCCGCAGAACAAACTCCTGTTAATGAAAAACTATAAGAAAGTGGTCCTTGATTACAATTTTGTGTACATGTTTGACCTGTGGCAATAAATACACCAAATGATGAACCTGTAAATGCTTGGTCTAAACAAATACTATCCCCAACAGATGCTCCTGTGTGTAATATTCCACAACAATCCGTATAACTATAAACTCCATTGGTTAAACCTGAAACACAAGCCATTTTTTATTTTAACATATTACGTATCCGCTACCAGTGTTTTGGATGTTTATGTAAGTGTTATTTGAACCACTTACTATTGTATAAGTATAGAATGAACTCAATCCGCAGTATCCTGTGTAAGTTCCACTATTATTACCTAAACCAAATCTTACGTTACTATTTGATAAATTCAATACTCCAAAGTCAATTACATCACCAACTGCTGCTGATGTACCATATGTAATATAGTTTTGGAACGTAGAAGGTTTATTACCTACTGATTGATTATTTATGTAAATCCAACTACCACCATTTATTCTATATACAAATACCAAATTAGGTGGAGACGCAACAGGTGCACCAAAGTAGAAATTAACTTCAGAGTATGTTGGTGTCGATGTTGGTGTCGGAGTAGGTGTAGGTGTAGGAGTTGGTGTTGGTGTTGGTGCAGGTGGAGTACAGTTAATATCAATATCGATACCTATATTCAAATATAGTGTACTAGCTGAGAAATTATCATAACAAGATGTATTACTCACTATAAGTGTATTTCCTGCAAAATAATAATTTAACCCATAGTTGTATAAACCTACTAATTCAGTGTTTAAAGCATCTATTAACTGAGTTTGGTTTGGGTAATCGTTTATACCATATCCCGTATAGAATTGTTCTTGAACTAATATTTGATTATCTAATCTACAATCAACATACCAGTTAGATACAATACTATTTAAATCACAAAGATTTTGAGTGAATCCACTTTGAGCTAACAAACTATTTAATAACGTTTGTAACATATCAGAAGTAGAACCCTGAATAGTACAATCTAAAGTTTGGTCAATACAGTCGTAAGCAAAAGGTTGACCTGTATATTTACAAGGTATACAATCGATTGGTATAATTTGACATCCTCTTTGTCTTCTCCAAACATATTTTTGCCTGTGGAAAATACTATTTTCCATTTTTTGACCTGTCAACCATAATGTAGTACCAGGAACAACTTGCTCTAAAAGTCTTTGCCAATAATCCCCTAACCCTAAAGTATAATCAATCATTTTTTGGTATGTGAAATTATTTGATGGTATACCTACGGTTTGTTCCGATTGGAGGTATCTCCAAAATACCGATTGTAATGTTGGGTATCCACCAGTTTTACCATCACTGATTGTTTGTCTATTTCTTACGTTAATAAAATTATTATAAAAACTTTGAGCAAACTCAAAGAATGTTTTCTCGTTTGGTTTCGGATTGATTACGGTCCAATCAATATTTCCAGGATATGGATACGGTGCAGTTAAACCACTATTAGGTATAGGGTAATTATATTTTACCGACATGTCCCACACATCATAGGTAATACCTTGACCCATATTCATGTATAGTTCAATGTTCTTAGAGTTGATGACTAACTTATCGTCAGTAACATTATAATCTACTCCGTTAAAATTGGCGTTGTTTTTTCTTGTTCCAACATCATTAACCGGCCAAGATTTTTGGTTATCTGAAACTCTTCTAAGTGTGTAACCAACATTCATATCTGGAAATTTCCTTAAAGAATCTAAATATTCCTGTCCAAAATTGAAAGGCGCAACTTTTGTAATGAGATAAGGATTAGAACCCGTAAACTGTGAATTTTGACTATCAACCGTTTCCACTGACCTATGTTTTGCGGTTTTTTCAAACCAACCAGCACCTTTTTGGAAGAAGTCAGTATCGGTTTGTCTTGGACTTTTAGGATATCCGTCAGGGTCTATTCCGTAATCATCTAAACTCTTATTAACAAATTGTATTAATCCACTTTCAGTATACCCCGTATAAACAACCCCTTTAACACTAAATGTATTTGTATCATCTAAAATAGGTTGCGACACAAAACGAGTACCTCCTGATATTGACGCATACTGTTCATCAAACTTATCTACATTAATTTTTGTATCAGCCAAATAAACTATCTCATTAAACTCTAATAAAGCGTCAGGAGCACCAATAAATCTCATAACATATTCTAAAGATTGTCTTGTACCTTTAGATTTGAACATATATGCCGAATTCAAAATTAAATTTCTATAATATTGGTAATTTAATTCTGTAGGTGTTGGTGTATTTTTTTGACCTGGATATATTTGTTGTGGTGTGGGATTGAATACTGCCGTTAAAAATTCTTCGTTTGTAGTTGGTGAAATGTTAGGGTTGATTCCTAAAGTTTGAGCTAAGTTAAATAATAACTGTGAGGGTATATCATTACCAACTTGATAATTTACTGAATTCATGTAAGCTAAGCTGTCGATAAATTTTTTAACCTCATCAAAACTTCTTCCATAAATTTGTAAAACCTTCTCAATTTTTTGGTCGTCAGTATCAAACTCCTTGAACGCACCTGTTATTAAAAATCTACTAATTAGGTTTGTTTTATATTCATCAAGTTTCTCAGCAACTAATTGTAAATCATCTAAGTATTTGTTGAATTGTGGTGATGTAATATCTAAATTCCAAAATATCGCCAACGGCCAAGTTAATTTACGAGTATACAACGTATATTTTCCATTGTCGTCGTATTCGGGATAATTAAATACAGAAGTATAAATCGGAGCACTATTTTGATTTAATAAAAACTTTTCAACCTCATCAAAGGCATCTGTAAATATTTCTTGAGTACTCTTATTATTTGGTTTTAATATTAAATTACTTGTCGTTGCAGTTTGACCACTAAATGGGTCACCTTCTACTATGATAGTAACATTACCACCACTTAACGATTGTGTAGGTTCAAAATCAGTTAGTTTATATTCCGCTTTGAAATCGTCAAAATATAAAGCGTAGTTTTCATACTGATTTGTAAGTGCTCTTATCGGATGTATTGGGAATGGTTTAACCTCAATGTTTCTTTGTGCATTTACAGAATAATCAATTTCAAATGGATTTCTAAACAATTTAGTGTCCATTTCAAATGTAGTTTCATTATTTATAGCATCATACTGAATATTGAATGCTGTAAATCCTGTAAAGAGACCTGTCTGTTGCCTGAATAAAACTTCTATACCAGCAGGGAAGTTATTGATTATCTTAATAGCTGATGCTGATAGTCTTTTTGATAGGGAACCATATAAAGAGAAGCTAGTAATTTCTGATAAATCATAATTAGGATATACTTTGAAATTATTTTCAATTATTCTTTTCGCCTCTTCAATATTATTAATTTTTAGATTTTCTAAAGTATAGGGTGTTGAGAACACCCCGGTATCGAAATTTCTATTTGATTTTTCGTATATTGCGGATGTGAATTGAAAATTTCCTTGTGTTAATCCACCCGCATCAGTAATCTGAACTCCGACAAGATTATCTGCGAAAGTATTTGTTCCAATAGGTGGGTAGAAAATTTTATTTGCCATTAAGTAATAATATTTGTAAAGTTTTTACTAAAGTCTATATTAGCACCTCTATCTTGTCTAACTTCATATAGTAACTCGTTAAAGTTATCTCTAACCTCAAATAAGTTATATTGTTTATAGATATTATTATTACTATCGTATAATGTGTAAATACCATCTTCCATACTCTTACTTTGGTTACCATAAAGAGCTATAGCGAGAGTATCTATATCATAGTCAGCCATTTGAATATCAATCGTAATAGGATTAAAAAAAGTATTACTTACAATAATATTTTGATTTGGTTGACCAATGAATGGTGTTGCTGTTGGTTTGTTTGTTGGTGAAGATGATGGTGATAAAGTACAAAAAATTAAATCACTTCCTCCATCAACATAACGATATCTAATTGTTTTTTGAGATGAGTTAACTTGTTCAGTTACCACAGGCTCACAAAAGAACGAAGATGTTACAATACGATAAAAGTTTGGTATCTTTGTTCCATCATTGTTAAGATATTCAACTCTAAATCCAACCAAACCTTGATTGGTGAATTTATTTCTGTATTGAGATGGGACATCGTTAATGTTTATGATAATACCTTTTACGTTAGGTAATGCTGATAACACACCACAATCTGTAATTGATGTTCTAATTTCTGCGGGTTTGATGTATAATGTATAAATTCCTTTTTTATTAAACTCACTTGAAGGTAGTTTTAGATTATATAATCCTCCTAACACTTCGACACCCGAATTACCACCTGTATCATCATTATGAAAATAAGGTGTTAATATACTTTGTGAGTTTAATTTTTTAAGCAAAAAATTGTCTGTTACATCTCTACTTGGTGTATAATGTAAAATGATGTCAACATCTGCAGGTGAAACATCTGAGGGTCTTACAATACCATAGGTTCCTAATGCCATTTTTTATTTTATAAATAGTTTATGTAGGTTTTTATGTTGTGTTAATTTTGAAGAATCCGTAACCATATCTTTCTAAATCTCCAATATTATCAACTTCACCAAGTCTTTCTAACGATTCGAACGCACTATACTTACCTCTTTCCACATAAATGTCTGTTTGTATTTGTGGTGCCATTACAAAATCTAATAATTGTTCATTTTTAGTTATAATCGAAGGATTTAAATCATTTGCACTTAGTCCATTACTGTTAGTAACATAAAAAGTCTTACCGTTTGGTAAATCATAATAGGTTATGTTCTCTATTGTGTAACCAGTTATATCATCAATAATTGAATCTATTTTTCCGTAAAATTGATTGTTCTTGGTAAACACATATCCAACAGTAAAAGGTTGTGAGCCGTATCTTCTTAAATCTTGTACCTTGGATTTTGTAAATCCGGAAACAATAAATGGTGTTGTTGTCCAATTCGACGATGCTTGGTAATTTACGTTATTGTTTGAATCTAACGGGTAGATATAATCAATGTTCAATTGTGTATTTGACCAACTACCTCCTTGTGGTGTAAAATATATCGTACCATTTGGGTTAGGTGTACCTACATTTAACAACGGTATTGTAATTGGTTTTGATACGGTTGTTAAACCCCAAGGGTTAGAACCTGATAATGTAATTACATAACTACCAGGTGTTTGATAAATATGATTTATGTTTGTCGACGATAATTGTTGTGTTTGAGTACCATCCCCCCAATCAACAATAAATGTTGTGAAATCTAAATAACTTGTTGTAAAATCACCAGAGGTGTTATAAAGTTTTACTGAGAATAAATTAGATGAATTATCACCTGAATATAAAAAATTAGTTACAATATCTTTTTGACAGATTAAACCGTCGAACTCGGAGTAATATCCAATGTCATTATACGTTTGTGTAAAAAGAATTGGTATAGTAAGACCCGTTAATAAAGATGAACCGTTAGTTCCACCTGAAAGTATTTGGGTCATACCTGAGTATAAAGAAAAGTTTTGAGTTATAGCAGTAAAAGGTGTAGATGAGGTTGGTACCCCATTTGGTGGGAGGTCGTATATGGTTTGAGCAGTATAGACCAATCCGAAGATATCCGTATTCAATACTTCAGGTGATATTATGTAACTAAACTTTTCAGACTCCATTATGGGTTAATATATTCATACCAGATTATAGCATCATTTGCTGTTTGTCCTTGACCTACTCTTGTAAGTGATGGATTTTCTTTATATACCTTATATTCATAACTACTATAGTCTAGTACAACTTTGTAATAAAAATATTTTTCTTTATCGAAATTAAACTTAGTAGGTCCGCTAAATGAAGATTGCGGTTCATTTATCATTCTTACAAATTCACCTTTTTTAGCGTTAAAGAATTTACAAGACATGTAAAATTCAGTTTGAGCGATGTAAGACTCATTTCTTAACCAGTAAAAGAAGAACCCTTCTTTATCTTTACCAATATAATCTAAAAGGTATTTTGGTTTGTTTACTAAAACAGTAGTTGGGTTAAGGGTAGGTCCTATAGTCCCCGTTTCTTTTAATCCTTGTTGTGTTGGTAAAACCACAGTAAAAAGTATTTTCTGATTCTCATTTGATTTTGTATCATAGAAGTCCAATTTGAAAAAAGACCCTTTGAATGAGTTTGAAAAGTAATAAATTTCGCTATCGGTAAATGTAGCATACTCATAGTCATCCAACCAGTTTGATATAGTTGGCGGGTTGTTTATAAAACTTGTAGGTAGATTAGGATTAAAAAAATTAAAGATATAACCTATTTCAGTTTTATCGGGGTTATTATCCCAAGGAGCATGTGCAAATCTTGCAATTTCAAAATCTTCAATGCCATTTATAATTTGTTGTACGGCTTTAGTTTCAAACTCTTCTACTGCTTGTTCTCTACCTTCCATATCGAATGTTATTTCGATTGGAATGTTGATTTCCATATCATTAGGGTTAACCGTAAATCTATAATAGTTATTACTCACAATCGTCAGTGGTTGGTCCGTTTATAATTGTTGTCACAATTTCTTCTGTTCTTTGTATTGGTTTTTGTAAAAACAAAACTTCTTTGAATGGGTAATGTGCTCCGTTAGTAAAAGGATAGTCAACACCTAAACCTTCAGCATCTACGAACCCATAACTATAAATGTCTCTCCATATAAAAGTTTGTTCATATTTTGAGTACCACGCATAACTTGGTATATTGTCGGTATTTTTTGCAGAACCAAATTCTAAATAATCACTAAATACTCTAATTTGTATTGGGTGGTGTGGTTCATAAGCATACCCACTTGGTAGATTTAGTAACGAATTATCAAAGAAATATGAACCATTGAATGAATACTTGTGATACATTGGTGATAAAACGTATTCGGTTTGTTCTGTATAATTATATTCACAAAAATCCCCTTTAATAATCGCTCCGTTTGGTAACATGTCGGTATAATAGAATAGGTTTCCACTACCTGCCGGTTGTTCGTATGAATTTAATGGTAGATTGTCTTTATTATTTAATGAAGAATGATTCCACCACGTATCAATCGAGTTTTCTAAGAAGTTAAACCCCCAACCAATATCAATACCTGTTTTTGTTCCGTTATTATTTGTAATAGGCGGATTGAACCATCCCATATAACCCTTATGTATAAACGAAACGAATAACTCAGTTATTGGTTTTCCGTTATTATCTTTAAGTCCTGATATTGGTATATCCCTATTTAGGGTAAATGAAAAAGTTTTAGAATCTTCTTTAACTGAAATTCTTTGAACACCATTAGGTGTAAGTGCAGAGTATTCTAACTTAGACTTGGTGCTGAACGGATTGTTTTCAAATCCCGCTTGTGTTATATTGAATTCATCGTGTGTTGCAATAACCTTATGTAATCTTACATAATATATTGATTTTGTTTCAGCACTATTAACTACGTTAGCTATTCTCTTAATTGTTCCTTTTGTTCCCGCTATAGTTTGATTGACCGGAAATTTGAGGTTGAAAACTGAAAATACCTTTTCTTCTGACCTGTAATTTTCGTCACCCAACGAGTATACTTGATGTACTTTTTTATTTCCAAGTCCACCGGGAAATGACGGTATATTAATTTCAACCCACTCACCTTGTTTTAGGTTGTGTTTTGCACCACAATTAAACAAAACAATTTTTTTACCATTTGTTTCACCTGTAGTTAACACAAAAGGAATCCCGTCACCTGAAACAAAATTAACAGTAGTGTTAAATGATTCATTTGTATATGACATAGCTTGTTGGGTACTACTACTAAATGGATAGGTCAAATACATCATCCAATTGTAAGATGATGCACTTTTTGGTATATAACTCCTATGCCCTGTAATTGCCGAATATCTAACAAAAGTGAATTCATCAAATTGGGGGTAACCTCTCCACGGTACATTTGGGTTTGGCGGTGTGTTTAATGTTGCGTCAGTTATTTCATTAGTATAATATAAAATATTTCTAAAAGGGGTGTAAGTAGTTTTACCCGACACAGTATTTTTGAAAATATTTGTGATTTTACCAGAGATTCTAAATTCATCACTTTCTTGCCTTTCAGTATCAAACTGTGTTGCAAGATTGATTGTTAATGACCTATCACCTTCAACCATAGTTCTTCTATCCCCCATTAAAGGTGGTTGAATCCAAATGTCTTTGTCGGTGTTGCCTGCAAATTGTTTTGACCCTAAAACTATATTTATTTCGTTCTGATTAGACATCGGTATTAAAAATGTATTTAGTTATATATCTGTTCATGGAACTCTTACCTTTATTCAATCCAAAATAAAAATGGAAAGGTGCTCCAACTAAAAATTTATTAGATTGTCCAGGTGGAAAATTTGTACTGTATCCGGTACTATCTGAATTAAATATATATCCTTTTTTACCATAATTAGTGATGTTGAAATAGTTTGAGAATGGTGCTTGGTAGAAACTTTGTGTTTGATACTTGTACTTATAAAATCCACTACCTTGTAGACCTGTATCCCAATCATTTTTATCTGAACCAAAAATTGTATTAGTGTCAGCCAAATTCCACAAATAGAATGGTACTTCTTGTGTTTTAGGATATCCGTAATAGTTTGTTAGTGTTGGGGTAAACGTTGTAATACCCGGAGTTAGTTTTATTCTATTTTCAGTGTTAGCGGTGAAGAATACTCCAACTAAACCTTCTCCACTATTTGCAACATATAATGCACTATCATCATAAGTATCATCACTAAAACCTTCTACCCCGAATTCAGAATTTATACTAAATAACTGAGCAATATCACCATCAATCCTATCTTCACTTCGTGAGAATAATTTATTTATCGATGCATCACCCAAACCTAAAGCTTGACCCCAAAATGTACTATTAATAAGTCTTGATATAATGAAAAGCTGAAGTAATTCTGATGTGTCATTAAAAGAGGTTGACTTTAATGTATCAATTAAATAACCTTCAAATTCAGGGCTATTACAGATTTGTCTTGTAAACTCATCTCTTGGTCCCAAATCCATAATAGTAGTTGGTGAGAATATATTTCTTGTATTCATACCTCCATATCCTGCCGGTAAAAATGGAGTTAACGGTGCAAGTTTTCTTTTTGGTAATTGACCTAAGTAATTATTCCCATCATAAGGTGTTGACCTATAGTAAATCGCATTAGTTTTACCTTCAGCGTAAAATAATGGTCCTTGTCCAGGTCTTAATAAACTATCATAACTACCACAGAAGAGATATTTTTTAGGTTGACCTGAAACACTAAATATTGTTTTTTTCTTAAATGAGAACATATATAACGAACCATTCACCCAATTGTTTTGGAATACCTGTGAAAATACTCCTCGACAAGCGGCGAACATCAATCTAAATCTTGACTTCCATTCTACGAAGTATTTTATATCTTTTGGTATTGATATAATCAGTGGTCCTTCGACAAAATAATAACATCCACCTTTAACTCTTTTTCCATCAGGATTTTTATCACAAGGTGTAAGAACACCAAAACTAGCACCATCACCACTATAACAATCTAACAAAGTTAAATTATCACATTGTAAGGTACCTAAAACCGCATCAGTAATTCCGTTTGCGGTATCACCTGTTAAATCTTGTGCGTTACCTGTAAAGTCTGTTGGTTGGGAGCTAACAAATGGGACCGCAGTTCCATCACCTTGGTCGTTAACTATATATATTCCAAAATTATTATTTAAGTGTAACGAATACGATGAGTTACCGCTAATTTCTGTAAGAGTGGAAGTAGGTAATCTATCAGACCTAAATACCAGTCTATTATTATTAGTTATTGTAACATTAGATGGTGATTGAAGATGATATGATGGCGATAAGACTCTTGCCTCCACACCAGCATTACTATATGTATACACAGTTCCACCAGAAACTGTAGATGTCACAAATGAACCACCTTCAATAATTCCTTGTGGGGTGCTTGTAGTTGCACTTATGTAAAATTGGAATGCCATTCGGTTATTACCGTTTGGAAAGTCGTCTACAGAACCTGTACTATTTGTAAAATTACTTAAATTGTATTGGTCACTATTAAAAGCTTTAAATGTATTTTGACTCTTATCTGTAGAATTATAGTAATGAATAGAATTGTTAGTAAATGCTGTAAATAATGTATTATCAACCGTAAAACCAAATGGTTCGTGATATAATGACGTGTTAGTATTTCCTGTTACGTTGTGTGTCTGAGGTGTTTTATAGTTTGAATACCAGTTATATGAGATTGGACTTGTTGTTGGTCCGGAGTTTGGTTGAACCGGTACATTCAAATAATACGTACCTTCAACTATAGGTCCTGTGCCAAAAGAATATCCGAATAATCTTGATAAATCGTATCTAATGTTTTGTTTTTGTGTATAAGGGTCAACACCTCTCGATAATACAATAATTTGCATATTCTCATGGGTATCCAAATAGTCAATCGGGTATACACCTTGTGTCTGATATATACCAACAACACCAAAAGTGAATTCCTGTGTTTTCTTAAACAAATATTTATTAAGAAGACCAAGTGTTGGGTGTGTAGACGCTGAAAACTGCGTTGTTGTACCACCTGTTATTACTTGGAAATATTCAACACCTGCTTTAAATTTATACTCTTTACCATTTTCAGTAATATTAAGTTTTAATGTACCTGTCTGAACATTACCATTTGGATTTATCCAAGAAATTTGTTTATTTACTAAGTTAGCATTATTAAACGGTGTTGAACCTGTGATATTATTAGTATTGAATTGGTTCGATGTGGTTAAACCTGTAATGTTAGGGTCATTTATTGTTGTTAAATCAGTAAATGATAATAATTGACCAGGTTGTAAAACTGTACCTTGGTCCACTAGAAGTATGATAACACTATCATCAAAAGGTGTTGACGGTTCAACGGAATTTGTGGATGGATTTGTGTTTCGTACTGTTGTTTTGATGTAATTTTCACCAGCAAAGTATCTACTTCTTAAGTTTGCTAAATTTAATGATTGTGCTAACTGAACATCTCTACCCATAATTGGTGATGAACCTAATGGGTATTGAACCAAAGGAACTTTATTTAAATAATTTAAAGCATTTATTGTACTTGGGTTTTGATATCCCGCAAAAATCTGTCTTGTCCCTTGTAAGAATGAAGAAAAAGCCGGGTCATTAGGGTTGGTTACTGAACCAACATACGCCTCAAAAGAACTAATAGAATTTAAATCCGCTAAAAGACTATTATTGACGGATGATACTGTATTTTGAATACTTTGTGTAGTTTGACTTGTTTCTTGGGGTAATCCAACATCTTCGCAAGGACAAGCCTCGCAATCAGGATATGACATCATCGGTAGTGAAATCCTTTTGAATGGGTTTTCATCACTCAATGGTGTTAATGGTTGTTCTGCACAATCATTTACATCTAATTTATTAGACAAAAATGCAACTACTTCACAAATTTTCTTAACTATTACATTTATTAACCATATAAATAAATTAATTATGGCAGCTATCAGAGGATAAATTAGAGCTAATACGTGTAAGATTATTATCAGAGATACGAATACAGGTGTTAATATTGTTATTAACAAATTCAAAATAAAAACTAAAAAATCAAAATTCCTTACACCGTCATTTACAGGAAATTTATTTACCGTACTGTTACAAGTTCTATCAGTAATATCTTTTATCCCTAAATGTCTTAATCTATTTGTACCCCATTTCCATCTATCCAAAAAATGTGATATGGTATAAACTTTATTATAATTGAACTCATAGAATCTATCTTCGCAATTTATGGCTTCTTGAATCATTTGAGCACCTGTAGTTGTAGTTGGGTCTCCATATTCATTCCAATCTAAACTGAAAGCATATGAATAAAGTTGAGCGTCTAAATCAGTTGGTTCATTTGTATTAGATGATGACCATCCCCACTCTTTAACGTTAGGTATCAAGTAGTCACCTCTCATTATACTATTTTCCATACCAGATTCATTCTGATATTGTATTCTAAATCTATACTTACCTTTTGTTGGGATGCCTACGGACGGGTTATTTGATAAAACTTGCTCACCAAACTCATTAGTGGTGACATAATCCAAATTCATAGGTACCTCAACTAACCATGTACCATTATCATCAATCACTTTACCACCATCAGGTAAAACATATTGTTCAAGTATAGGTCTACCATCACTGTCATAATTGATAGTCTGTCTGACCGATAAAATAGTTCCAGGTGCGGTAACTAAACTACAAAGACCACCTGTTTCTTTTTTTGGTTTACATCTATTATCTAAAAAATCTTCATCGGTTGACGAAAATATTGAACCCATAAAAATAGCATGAGGTTTAATATCGATTCCAAAATCACGTAAATCAAAATCCGCTCTTGTAATACCAATGTTACATATTTCATTTTCACCCCAAAATGATGTGACTTCAATATCTTGTCTGATGTTTACAATTTGTGGTAAAGAACTTAAATCTGAAGATGATTTGAATTGGTCTCCATTAAATTGTTCCGGAGTTGCAAGTCCTGACCTAATTAAATCGGCAGGTCTCAAAGAAAAACAACCAATGTTTGATAAATCTAAATCTAAAACTAAAGACTGTATACCAAGCGGTGCTCCAACAATCATAAAGTCTCCACTTTCGTTTGTTTTTACAGTGTACTTATAATACTTCTCATAAACCTCTAAAACTTCAGTTCTTGTTAAAACATCATTTCTATCAGGAAAAGTACCAGTAGGGACGTGTCCATCATATTCTTTAACGTAAGGTAATAGATTGTATCTATAACCATCTTCGTTTTTTTGGTCAACATTTTTATAAGGGTATAAAGTAGATATTACAGGGTCGTTCTCATCAACAGCATCAAGAGGCACAAAAATTGAAATGTTAGCGTTTGGTACACCATACCCTCCATTAACAATCACACGACCTGTGACCACACCATAGTCCGCACAAAACCTTGTATAAACATCTTCTTGTCTTAATTTTAAGGATAAGATTTCCAAAAAGTCAAAATCTTGATTGATGTTGACTCTTATGTTTTTATCCGTTCCGGGTGCCGTTCGTATCCTATAGCTTTTGGTCATTCGTCTTTTAGAAATAAATAGTTATTTTGCCCATTTTAAAAAAAATAGGTTAGACCTTCAGGAAATAAATAATCTTATGAGAAATCTACAGTAGATAGATTTTTTACAAATACCTTAATGTCTTTATTATCGAACCTTATTTGATAAACTTGTGTCGGTTCAGCATAGATTGTATCATCTATAAGTTGTATCTGTCTTGTTGCTTTATTTACATATCTCTGTGAAGTTTCGGAAGTAGAATAAAGTCCTCCCACTAAGTTGAAAACTTTCAAATCACTGAGTGTGAGTACACCGGCAGTATTTTGTATTAATCTTCTAACATCAGATACGTTAACATTTTCACCTAAATCTCTATTTTCAGGTGCCATATAATTTGAAATTTGATTGATGACTTCTGTGATTACTTGTCCACGATTGACGTTTGATTCTAATACAATATAAATTTCAAAAGATAAATCAATTACTTTAGCAACATCTATTGAAATGTAGTCATTTATCATACGATACTTAGAAAGGTATGTTGCTAAATTACTTTTCAAAACATTTGATACGGTTTGAGTCAACTTACCGTTTTGGTCATATGATAAAATCTGAATAGTAATTTTATTGTTGTTTTCAGTGATAGCAACTTTAGCTGGTGCTCCAAATTTACCAGGCATCGTATCAATTAAAGATTTGTAATCATTTACTGTTACGGCCCTTTTTTGTGCGGCAAAGTTAAATGCTACCATATTTCTAACTTCTTCCGTTGAAGGTGGGTTCGCTCCCCCAATAGCTGCGGTTACATTAGTTATTGTTAGTGAATTTACAACATTTGAGTTAATTGTGTCTGATGGACCTGTTACTGCAAAATCTATAGTTCCTATTTGATTGATGACCCCTACACCAACATTTGATGCTAATCCACCACCTGTTCTATACTGAACAAATATGGTTGTATTTGGTTGAACCGTTAATCCTAAACCAATATTATTTTGGTAATTAGCTAAGTCTAAGTTTATACCATTTTTAGCAAAGTTTGCCAACTGAACATTTGGTGTTGTTGTACCCGCACCAAACTGAACTTTCATAAATCCTTCAGGTGTGTATTCTGTAATAAATCTATTATCTGTTTTGATATATTTTCCTACTTTATTTCCCGCTTGGTCAGTAGGTTTAGTCGGGTCTTCAATAAAAACCGTATCTTCCGCTAACGCATCCACTTCATACCATTTGTTTGTTGAAGTAACGAATTCGGTATAGTTTGGTACATTAGGGTAATTTGTACCATCTTTTTGTATTATTGCGTTTACCCCTAAAACATTTCTTTCAGGTAAAAAGAAATTAAAGAAGGGAACGACATCAGATGGATTAATAACTCTTTTGAAAACTTTTGTAGTGCCGTTAACAACAACTTCTCTTTTAGTAATCACATAGTTAATAATTTTGTTGTTGTTATCGAAAGTTGGTACTTTGGTTCTGTTCACAAAACCCTCTTGATTGTACTGTGTTGAAAAATCAATATCATAAACGGTCTCAAAACTTGTTCCTCCTCCATTAAACTGTGAACCTGCTCTCAGTACACCTAAATACCTAAAATCCTCGGCATCACCTAGTGGTGGTACGGTGATTGAGACATCAACCACAGCAACTGATGGCCTATAACCAGGTATTTTCAAACCATAAGTTCTTGCAATGTTGTAAATAGATGATTTTTGTTGAGCGTATTGTAGAACAGTTTCTTGTATGCTTCTATCAATATGATAATGTAAGTTATCTGCCACTGCAGCATTCAAGTCCATTAAAACGGAAAATACAGATGCATCATTAAAGTTTTGAATTAGTTCAGGGTAGTACTGTTTTGTATAGTTAATCAGTCCATCTCTTAGTGATTCAAAATCCCTATCGGTATAATTTATTTTATTATTTGCCATCTTAAATGTTTATTATTACAAATTGTCTACTTCCAAACGCTCTTGCATCATTTGTATAATCAATTTTTATTTTTGCACTATATTCTACTGTGTTAGCGCCAGGTATACGATAAATACTAGCCTGACCCAATAATTCGTAGTCTAACTGACCACTAACCTCATCAGTTTCAGTGTATGGTTCTATTGATATATTATTTATTGTTAAATTTGGTATGAACTTACTTATTTGCTCCTCTATCTCTACACGGATATCCTCGAATGTTGTACCATCTAATGGTTCAAATATGTATTCATATAGACGTGTTCCAAAATCAGGTAAAAAGTATCTCGTACCTCTTCTTGTTAATAACAAGTGAACCAAGTTAGTTCTAATCTCATCATCACTAGTTTCGGTAAGTTTTAAGTAATTACCTTTAGGACTTTGTAAAAAAGGGAAATTTATACCGTATGTAATTCCATCTGCCATATTAAATAAATATAGTGTCGTGATATTTTCAATAAATAGTTATGAAATAAAAAATCCCGACATAGTGTCGGGATTAGTGTCGTGATTAGGATGAACATCCAAAACATTCAAAATCAGAATTTGTTGGTTTTGGTGGTAAATTCATATCGTTATAATTAATTGTCGGGGTTTCAATTTTAACTTTAGGTTGTTGTATTTTTGATACATCGACCGCTAAGTGTTTAGCTCCTGTTGAAATAGCTTTAGTTCTTACATAGTAACACAAAGTTTTCAAACCTCTTTCCCAAGAGTGAAAGTGTGACGATGTAATTTTAGATAAAGTTGGGTTACCCATATAGATATTCATTGACTGTGATTGGTCGATGAATGGTGCTCTATCTGCAGCCATATCAATTAGTTGTTTCTGTGAAATCTCCCAAATTGTTTTATACTTAGGAATTAAGTGTTCAATTCTTTTTACCTTTTTCAAATAGTTCTTGTCTTCAGGGTCCAAGTAATTATTGAAATTAATGTTTTGAATTGACCCTTCATTAATGATGATTTCATTTTTCAAATCTTCAGACCAAATACCAATTTTTTCAAAGTCATTGATGAGGTATTTGTTTACAATCATAATTTCTCCACCTACAACTCGTCTGTTAAATATCGCTGAGTGTGCAGGTTCTGTCATTTCGTATGAACCTGTGATTTTTGCTGAAGAAGCTACCGGCATTTGAGCGGTAAATAATGAATTACAGACACCATAATCAGAAACACTTTTCTTTAATTTGTTCCAATCCCACATTCCTGAAAGTTCCATTTCATTAACATTCCACATATCAAATTGGAAAATACCTTTTGACATTGGTGACCCGTTAAAGAACTCATAAGGTTTGTACTTACCATCCATACATAATGTGTTACTTTCTGTAATTGCCGCATAATAGATAGTTTCAAAAATGTCTTTATTTAATTTTTTTGCCTCGTCAGATGTGAAGGTGTAATCCATTAAATAGAATACATCGGCTAAACCTTGTGTTCCAATAGCAATCGCTCTTTGTTCCAATCCACCTCTACGTCCCTTCTCAGTTGAGTAGTTATTAATATCAACGACTTTATTTAATGACCTTACAACTTTACGTGTTTCTTCATATAATAAGTTGAAATCAAACTCACCATCTTTTACGAAGTTTTTCAAAACCATAGATGATAGAGTGCAAATAGCAGTAGTCTTCTCATCTGTATATTGGTAAATTTCATTACACAAGTTAGATTGTTTAATTACCCCAATATTTTGGTGGTTAGTTTTTCTATTAGCGTTATCCTTAGAACATAAATAAGGAACACCTGTTTCAACTTGTGATTCAACAATTTTAGTCCAAATGTCTTGTGCCTTAACTTTTTTACCAAGACCCATACTAACTGCTGTGTTATATACTTCTTCGTATTCTTCACCATAACATTCTTGTAAGGCTTTTAATCCTACTCTTTTAATGTCATTAGGACAGAACAAATACCAATCAGCATTATTTTTAACCGCCTTCATAAAATTATCAGGAATCCAAAGTGCAGTAAATAAATCACGCGCTCTCAGTTCTTCTGCTCCTGTGTTCTTTTTAATATCTAATAAGTCAAAGATATCTTTGTGCCATGGTTCAAGATAGATTGCGGCACTACCTGGTCTACGACCTTGTTGATTAAAGAATCTAAGTGATTCGTTTACAATTTTTAAGTATTTCAAAAGTCCACCCGCATATCCACCTGAAGTTGAAATTCTACTTTCTTTACTACGGATATTAGACATTGAAAGTCCGATACCCGCGGCGTCTGAAGAGAATGTTGAAATGTCTCTTAAAGTACCTAATAATCCTTCTCTTGAATCTGAATCATTATAATGTAATACACAAGATGCTAATTGTGGAACTTTTGTACCGGAGTTAATCATGATAGGTGTTGCCTTGGAGATTAGTTGATTTGATAAAGAACTATAATATTCTTTAGCTTGTTCCAACGTATCTGTAACCCACAACGCAACTCTCATATACATATGTTGTGGTCTTTCAACAACCTGTCCGCTCGGTCTTTTTAACAAGTACATTTCTTGTAGAGACCTCCAAGCAAAATAATCAAAGTTATAATCATTTTCATGATTGATAATAGAGTCAATGTTTTCTTCACCGTATTGATTTATTTTGTTCATCAACTCTTCGTGGATGATACCATCACCGTGTAATACTTTCATGGTATCACAAAAACTATCTGAAGTTTCTTTATGATAAGATGAAATGGCTACTGAAGAAGCGAGTCTTGAGTAGTCGTGGTGACTACCGGTATATGCCGCAGCTATTTCATAAATCAACTTATCCAACTCCTTAGTAGTAACTTTACCTTCTGTTGGTACAGAAGTAATAACTTTGATGAAAATCTCATCAGAGTTAACACTTAATCCTTTTGCGGAGCGCTTTACACGGTTGTAAATTTTCTGTGGGTTAAATGCCACAAGGTCTCCATTTCTTTTAATTATTTTTAATGACATATTATAAAATTTAAAAATCGTCTGTGAATGTTATAGTTTCGTTTAACTTTGCTTTTTGGTATTCCATCGTTCTTGACTCAAAGAAATTACCTTTTGTTTCAACCGCAATTTGTTCCATGAACTTGAATGGTTGCTCTACATTAAATTCTTTACTACATCCCATCTTAACCAACAATCCGTCAACAACAAACTCCAAATATTGTTTCATTAAGTTTGAGTTCATACCTATTAAAGATACAGGAAGTGATTCGGTGATGAATTCTTTTTCAATTTCCAACGCTGAAAGTAAAATTTCTTTAATACGTTTTTCTGATGGTCTTTCTTCCAGATGGTTATTTAACAAGTGAATCGCAAAATCACAGTGTAAGTTTTCATCTTTAAAGATAAGTGAATTAGCATTACATAGTCCTTGCATGATACCTCTTGATTTCATCCAAAAAATAGAACAGAATGAACCTGAAAAGAAAATACCTTCAACTGCAGCAAATGCTACTAATCTTTCTGCGAACGAAGCCTTTTCAATCCACTCTAACGCCCATTTAGCTTTCTTTTGAACCGCAGGTAGTCTATCAATAGCATTGAAACACTCGTCCTTTTCTTTAGCGTTTGAGATGTATGTATCAATCAATAATGAATACATTAATGAGTGAATATTTTCCATAGCTAATTGAATTCCGTAGAAAAACTTAGCCTCAGGATATTGTACTTCACGATAGAAGTTTTCAGCCAAATTTTCATTTACAATACCATCTGATGCTGCGAAAAACGACAATACGTTCTTGATAAAGAATTTTTCATTGTCTGTTAAATTTTCCCAATCTCTGATGTCATTTGTTAAATCGACTTCTTCTGCCGTCCAAAATGCGGCTTGGTGTTGTTTGTAAAATTCCCATATATCATTGTGTTCAATAGGGAAGATGACGAACCGACCAGGATTTTCTGTTAATATTTTTTCCATAATTTTTAATTAATTTAAGATTGTTGTTCTTTTTGCTTTTTCTTTTCTAAAAGCTCTTTGATTCTATTTCTGTTTCTATCTTCTTTCTGTTCTTCCAAACCTAAGAAAGTAACACTTTGTTCTGTATCTATTTCAAGCATTGCGTTGTCAAATTTACAATTTTCAAACACAATACCGTCTTTTCCGATTCTTGATTTTGTAATTGCTATGGTTGCCAAGTTCATTTCTTTTTGTTGTAATGATTTAGCAATCGTAATGATTACGTGACCAACTTGAGCCTTTTTAATTGACCCACCCATTTGGTCTGTCGTAACAACATCTGACGATATTGAATTACGATTTCCTTGTGTTGCTGTCCAACC